GTTGGTTAGTTTTTGGATTTAAAGATTTTTATGTCCACTTATGGATTCTTTATTATATTTATTCACAATTAAGGCCAATTATAGCCCCCCTAGTGGCTGGACTATCAGGCCCTGGTAGTAATAGTGTTTTTAAATAAATATAATTGATATATTGTGCAATACCTACCAGAGCTGGTACAGCAATCATCCTAGGTGATTTGGTAGTATTGTATATATATCCATCTTTAACAAATGTTTCAGATCCATATAAGTAAGAATGAACTTCTCCTTTTTTAGACATGCATATAAATGATCCAACACAGCTGTTGTGACCCTCTTTATATAAAAAATCAATAATACTCTACATATACTTATTTTTCTTCCTCAAAGGAAAATTCTAACCTTAAGTATAGGTAAGAGGTGTAGGCAAAGAGTTAATAAAAACTTCCTCAGTTATTTCACCTATCTTGTTTTTTATCTATTAATCCATATCAAGAAACCATTTATTAGTTACATTAGTAATCAATTTTCCAATATCAACATTATTTGGTTAAACATTTGCCCCAAATTATCTTCCAACTACAGAACCATAAATAGTAGCAGCATTATTAGCATCAAATTCATATACATGAACTTCTTTACCTTCTTTAAAATATTATAGTTCTGGGAGGAATAGGGGTCTGTACTACATACGATTAACATCAGTTTTGTGTACGTATTTGTTTTTATTAATGTAATAGTCTGGATCACCCCATTAATGAAGTATGACATTTTTCCAATGAGCTTCTTAAGGATTTGGGTGGACTAAAGAGTTACAATCTTCATATATTGGATTTTTGTATTTTTATGTGACATAATAAGATTTAGCTTAAACTTCTATAACTCCTCCTTATTAAAGGTCAGTATTCTATATAGCTTATTATTGTAACCATTTTTCTTTCTCAATATAAGCGGCAAGATTAGCATTGATATCCATTTTGACTTAGTTTTTATAATTAAGGGTTGTAATAAATTTAACAATTTCTTTAACAGTTTAATAATGTTCAACATTCAAGATTGATGATTCAGGTACTTTGTTATTTATTTAAATCATTAATTCATCATAATTTTCCCATTTTTAATCTGGCATTTATTCCTTTAAGTATTGTTTAATCCTTTCTTTTGTATACTGATCTCTATTCTTTGTTAGTGTACAATGATGATTAACAAATGCTGCTAAATCAACATCTTAATAAAGAATCGGCATATCATTAGGATTAATACCTTTATCATAGTTTTTGAATTTGGCCTAGGCTCTAGATTTAATTGACTCATTAAACATTTGAAGTGCACATTTTTATAGCATATCATATTATATGTCTTAAACTTCCTTTGATTTACCACAGCACAATGAACCTTTAACTGAATAAATATCCATCCTTTAAGGAATATGTGGTAAGTGAGAATAGCAATTTATATGAGATGTCAATTTTTTAGGATCAATATGATTAGCATATTCTGTAGGAGCATATACAACTTAAGGCGATATCTGTACAACATGCGATTCACTGAAATCTTGTGCTTCTTTAGCAGTAAATTTAGTACATTTTAACATCTTAGCCTATAAGTGTGTATAAGTGCCTCCAGCTTCATTCTTATAAAATGAATGATTGTTAGATTGATTATAGTATTAGTGGAAATATATATCATCGGACACAACCAAATCATTTTTCATATAGGGCATATGAGTTTTAATAAAAGCTTTCACAAAATGACATTAACGATTTAATTCATAAACAATGGATTACCCTAATGTCTTAACATGTTGATCTTAAAAAGTGCATAATTTTTTAGTATATTCATTATCTGGTAATCTAGCTATATCTTAACGA